AAGCAGCGCGGGGTGTTCTCCATGATCATTATTTACCTGCTATGTCTGCACCAATTGCGCTTAATTTAGAACAGGATGACCTTCGCGGTGACCAGTATATTTCGCGCCCTCCTGTGGATTCCGTACGGGGGCGTATTGGTCTATGCTGGCAAGGCAATCCCGCCTATGAGCATGCGACCAAGCGTAAATTTCCCCCCGAATTACTATTCAACGTAATGAAGGGCCGCGGTGATTGCGTTAGTCTTCAGCGAGATGGGGGGTCAGAATTATGCCCCGATTGGGTCGAGAAGGTAAATCTTAATACATGGACGGACACGGCTATGGCCATGGCGTCTTGCAGCCTTATTGTTACGTCCTGCACGAGCATTGCTCATTTGAGCGGCGCAATGGGCATTCCAACTATTATACTTGTGCCGATTGTACCTTATTATTTATGGTCCTCTCCGGGCCCAGAAACTGTGACGCCCTATTACAGCACCGTCACCCTATTGAGGCAGACCAATACTGATGATTGGCTTGAGCCCTTTCAACAGTTGGCCGGAATATTGCAGGTACGTCGTGCGGCTTGACATTATCCTCCGAACCTACGATGGGGATAGTGTTCACCCGAGCTCGGCGCCGAGGCGTTTCGATAAACCAAAGCGTGATATTGTACAACGGTCAGTCAGATCATTATGCACCGCAATAAAACAGGTGCCCGTTCTTCGTAAGGGTGTGTTTGGCTATGACATTAAGTTGACCATTATTGACGACCACTCTTCTACCGATACGTTATCTTATCTTCGTAATGAGATAGCGTTCATGGGGGATAGCGCCAATCTGATACCGCTGCATCATACAGGTAACAATGCTAGTATGTTATCGGCCCTGCAAATGGCGAGGGACAGCGAGGCGGATTTAGTTTACGTTGTAGAAGACGACTACCTGCACCAGCCCGATGCACTAACTCTGGGTCTTGAAGCGTGGCACGACTTCCAAGTGAAGTGCCCTCTTGAATTCACTGGTATCAGCTTAGTTGATTGCCCCACCAACTACTATCTCGAAGAGAGGGATGGCTCTAAGTGCCTTATAGTTGGTGGTACGGATCGACCTTGGCGCACGATAGATCATACAGGCGTCTGCTTCTTGCTGCCTCGCGGAGTAATTAAAAAGCACTGGGAATGCTTCGACGAGATAGCTCGTTACTGGCCATATCTCGAAGAGAGACTGACATTTAATAGACTGTGGAACACAGATGTTGGTATGTTCTGTCCGTTAGTCCCATTATCTTATCATCTTTGGGAAAATCACCCGTATTACCCTGTTGATGAATTATGGGAAGCCAACCAATGAATTATTATATAAATACTACAAACGACAAATAAAGGATAAATTAAAATGTATGCACACGTTGAAAATGGAGTCGTAACTTATCGGGGAACACTTCCCAAAACTTGGCGCAATATCTCTGGTTTGAACTTATCGGATGGCAACGATGACTATTTGAAAACATTAGGGTGGCTCCCTTATGTGGAAGTTTCTGTCGAGATTGGTGAGAATGAAACGCCGGATGGTGAAGATACGGTAATTACTGAAACAGAAGATTGGCATAGAAGAGCCGGTTAATTGGCTGGCTGACCAAGACGCCTTGATAGTTTTAGAGAGGGCTAAGTTGTCATGAGTGTAACTAAAGATGACCAACGCCGCGGCCTTGGTGGAACAGGCGGTCGCAACGCCCTCGTTGTCGTGGCGCTACTCGCGCTGTTTTTTGCTTTGTGTGGACTTTCGTCAAGTTATGCCCGCTCTATCTTACAGGTAGATGGATATATGCAGGAAATGTAATGCCCGATATGCCTTCTCATCAGTATGCTGTCATGCATGGTATGATTGCTCAAGAAGTTAAAGAGGCTTTGGATAAAGCTGGATTGATAAAATTGTAGCAGGAACTTATGAACATCCGCTGACGCCGGGAGGTAATCTACAAGAAGAAATTAATGATTGTGTTGATTTTTTCTTATAAATAGTATAAACAAACGGGAAAAAAAATATGTCAGCAATTATAACAGAAAAATTTAGACGCCATCAGGCAATACAGTTTTACGAATCTTTCAGTGAAACTGCTGCCAACAAATATTATCTTATGATTGGTAAAACCACGCCTTTTACTGCGGCAACATCAGGGGGAACAGATGATTCTCCATCTACTCCTGCTGATGATGTTACTACTGAATATTATGCTTGGGATCATGCAATTGGTCTAAAAAATATTGCTTCTACTGATGTGAGTTATGCTGTTCCTCGTAGAAATTGGACCAATTCCACGGCATATGATATGTATGAACACAATGTCAATTCATCAAATCTAACAACCTCTGGAGCATCAACTATATACCAGTCAACTTTCTTCTTTCTAACGTCTGATAATAGAGTTTATAAAGTTTTAGATAACAATGGCGGCGCAGTATATTCTGGTGCAGAACCAACATCCACTTCTACTAGTCCATTTGAACTTGGTGGATACACACTTAAATATATGTACACAATTACTGCTTCTGAAAATACAAAATTCCTTACCACAGATTTTATGCCAGTTTCTACAGATACTACTGTTTCTGCTGCTGCAACAGATGGGGCAATTGAAAGTCTTGTTATAACTGCTGGATCTGGTTATACAAATGGTACTTTCTATGCTGCGGTATATGGGGATGGAACAAGTCAAGGAACTTCTTCTGGTGCAGTTGTAAGTATTGTTGTTAGTAGTGGTTCGATTGCTTCATTTGGTCTTACGGCTGGAACAGATACAACTGTTTATGCTGGTGGTACTGATTATACTTACGGCACGGTAAATCTTGATTCAGGATATACTTTCTCTGATGCTGCACTTACATCTGCTTCTGCTATGGGAAGTGGATCAGACGGTGCAGTATCGGTTGTAATTGGACCCAAAAATGGACATGGTTATAATGCTGTGGATGAGTTAGGTGGACATTATGTTGTTATGAGAGCAGCTTTGACAGGTGCAGAGAATGATGATATTTTAGCAGGAAACGATTTTAGAACAATTTCTGTTGTGACTGATCCAACAACTTATGGAACATCTACGGTTGCTTCCGATTCAACATATCGTCAAGTATATGCATTAAAATTGACTTCTGTGTCAGGAACTTTTTCTGTTGATGAAAAGATTACACAGGCAACCACTGCTGCGATTGGTAAGGTTGTTGAATGGGACAGTGATCTTTCTATTCTTTATTATCAACAGGAGAGATTTGCAGACTATGGAACAAATTCTACGACAGGCGCCCTTGTTGCTTTCTCTGGGGCTTATGTGGTTACGGGTGCAAGTTCTACTGCAACCGGAACACCAGATTCGGCCGCTGATTCGGCAGTAACTCTTGCTGGCGGCAATAGTATTACATTTACTGATGGATATGCTAATCCAGAACTTCAACCAGATAGCGGTAATATTGTTTATCAGGAAAATAGAAAACCAATTGGTCGAGCTTCAGACCAAACTGAAGACATTAAAATTATAGTGGAATTCTAAAAAAATGGCAGAAAAAACAGACCTAAATGTAGCTCCATATTATGATGATTATGATTCCAGTCAAAATTATGTTAAGACTCTTTTCCGGCCGGGATTTGCAATTCAGGCAAGAGAACTAACACAGTTACAATCTGCCTTACAACAGCAGATTTCTGCACACGGTAATCATATATTTAAAGAAGGCTCGATGGTTATTCCTGGCCAAGTGTCTCTTATAGGGAGTCATTATTCTCTTAAATTGGCTTCTACGTTTGGTGGAGAAACAGTTGACCCCTCTCAATACTATAGTGCTACATCACCTGTTATTATTACAGGTGCTGATTCTGGTGTTACTGCTACTGTTATTGGTTATGATGTCGCAACTACAGATGATCAACCTACACTATATCTAAGATATCAAGATACTGGTACAGATAGTTTCGAAAAAGCATTTAGAGATGGTGAAGATATTTCTGCGGATGCTGGCATTACACATACTACTTCATATTCTAGTGGTGTTGCATCATCAACAACATATACCTCAGCATATAGTGCGACAATAGGTTCTACACAATCACTATTACGAAGTTCAACTGGACCCGCAGCTGCTACTGGTCAAGCAGTAAATATTCAAGCGGGTGTATATTTTGTTCGTGGATATTTTGTGGAGTGTGCAGAAGAGACTTTGGTTTTAGACAAATATGATCCGACAGGTTCATGGCGAGTCGGTTTTGAAATAACAGAAACTTTGGCTAAACCAGAAGATGTGTCTTCACTTTTGGATAATGCTACTGGTTCATCAAACTTTGCAGCAAAAGGTGCTCATCGTTTGCAAATTAGTTTATCACTTAAAAAAGTAGCTA